AGAACAATTAAAATGGTTATGTCAAATTTATAAAATTATTCTTACAGGCGATGATAAACCTAAATTTTTAAAAGCAAAAGAAAAATATTTGGATTGCTTAAACGAACAATTAAATATATTGCTCTTTAATAATCAAAATAATAGTTAAACTATGACTATTCGTAGTTCAAGCGACGCTACCTTTGGTTCAACAATTCATGGAGATACCGAACAGGTAAGGCAAATAGGGCGTGTTTTAACAGAAAGAAAAAAACATGTTGAATCAATAGAAAATTATTTATGGAATTAATTAATAATTCTTTTTTACTTCAAAATACTTATTAAGATATCTTAAAATTAGTAAATGGAATGAATATCAAAAAAAAACTATCCTACATTTTATTTGATTTTTTATTTAAAAAAAAATTTAAAAAAAAAATTGAAATGAATTTTTATCAATTATTTAAACACAAATTAAGCAAATATATATCATAAAATGTTAGCACAAATTAACTTGACACATACTTATAATTTTGATATTGATGAAATAGCAAATATTAAAGTGTTAGTTACATTAGAAAACCAACGTTATTTACGTATTAAAGCGAGAAACATTGATAGATGTATTGGTGAATGTGACACCGACAGCGTTAATCTTTATTGTAAATTAATTCCAGACCACAGCCCAGACCGCAGCGACAAAATATTCACCGAGACACATTTAGAAAAAATAATAGATATATTAAATAATTTAAAATTTAGCACGTTGAATGGTTGCTTTTATTTAGACGGAGACAAAAATAATACTACAATTCTTGAATTAGAAGACAAAACCAATTTTCATAAAAAATTAAACTCAAATATCAAGGTAAAAAAATTATACGATGAATGTTCTGTATGTTTTGAACCTACAACATGTAAAGGTAAATGTAATCACTATTGTTGTTATACTTGCTGGGATAAAATCGAACAATATTTTTGCGACGATTGTAAGGAAAATGACTACAATGGTGATTGTAATGATGAATTGTGTGGTAATCAAAGATGTCCTATGTGTAGAGACAAATTATTTGTTAATTAATTTATCTTAAATATCTTAAATTTAGTAATTGAAATGAATTTTTTTTAAATTTTTGTTTTTCAACATCATTCCATATTTTGAGGTATATGGACATTTTGAAAAATGTTAATATGATTAACATTTTATTAACATTTTGGAAAATGTCCATTTTTGGAAATTCCACAAAAGTCTTGGTAACTAAAATTCTTGGAAATATTCCTTCGTTTTTACTAATTTTTAAGATAATTAAGATAAATTTAAGATAAATATTGAAAAATTAAGAGATTTGTATCTTAAAATTAGTAAAATAGTTGTAAAGATTTTTCTAAAAATGTTAATTAAAATCCCAAATGTTAATGTATGTTAATCCTATTAACATTAACAATTTATCCATTCTTTATAGTATAAAATATTAAACTATATTTTGTTCCAACTAAATCGTCAGTATTATAATGCTCGTATTTACTACCATCAAATATTAATGGTTGATATTTAGCGTTATATTCTATATCATTTATTACTAAATTACAACCTGTATAATCTCCGATAGAAATTATCATACTTTCGCCTACATTATTACTATCTATGTGTTTTGGAGATACAACATTTTTATTTATATAAATACTGGTAAATTTAAAAGGACAAACTTCATCACCAATTTTTAATAATTCTTGTAATAATTCTGGATATTTAAAATTATATACCGCTTCTCTTATAAATCGCTCGGTTCTCCGTTTTGTTAATCCCATTACAAATGCTTTATGAACATCAAATTTTCTCCTATGGTTTTTTTGTATATGTCGGAATTTTACTTTGCTTAATATTAATTCTATATTTTCAAATCTACTTGGTTCTATTTTATCTAAAACTTTTACCATTTATAATTTACTATATTTTTTTTTAAATACAATCTCATATAATCCATTTTTTCTAATTTTAATTTTTGTTAATTCTGGATAAGCATTATTAATATTTAATGTTTCCTGTTTCATTGTTTCTATCCGATTACTTAATGTTCCAAGACCTCCACCATCTGTTCCATAATATTTTGTTTTAAATCCAATTCTATTAAACCGAATAACAACTCCATCTTTTTTAAAATATAAAATAGAACGTTCTATATCCTCTTTATTTCCATGAACCATTAATTTTAATTCTAAATCTAAATCATTTGGTCTATTGATAAAACCAAAAAAAGCACCAATAATAAATTTTAATTCTGTTGTAAAAAGTTTTTGATTTTTTCTAAAAAACTGATTAAATACAGGATAAATGCCCCATATATAAGATTTATTTAATTTACAAATTTCAAATGCTTCTTTAAAGAAATCATCTGCGGTAGCATAATCAGTCATTGATAAATCTAAACTTTCAATATCATCATCTAATGAAATTATATGTGTATTTTCTGGATAATAGTTTGAAATAAATTGTCGTTGTTGAACTATACCAATAATACCAATTATAATTTGATTAAACATATCAGGATTACAATTTAATTTATAATCACTATATTCTTCTTCAACTACAAAAATATTAATTATTTCTTTTGGTATATTTAATTTATGTAATAAACTTAATGTTTTATTTTGTAAAATAGTAGGTCTTTTATAGGATGGAATACAAATTATATATGACATAATTTATAGTATTATTTTATATTTAATTACTTTTTTTTCCGCATGGCTCTTAACTTAGCCATCTTTTCTTTCATTTCAGGACTACCTCTTACAAGGCGACCAACCATAGGGTCAGGCATTCCTGGTGGACCACCACGTCCGCTCATAGATGGTCCAACAACTCCATTATCAATTACTTTTGGTTGTTTCGGTATAACTCCTTTTCCTCTTGGACTATATGTTACTGGGTCACTTCCCATCATTCGCCCACCTTCAATATCTTCTTTTGGTTTACCTTGTTTAAGCGATTTTACGTTCTTATTAACTTGCTTAGGAATTGACCTCGCTCCATCATATAAATCACGAATACTAAATTTGCGGTCAATAAATAAACCCCGACCACACATTTCACACTTGTTACACGAACATTCATCATCGCTATCATCCATACCACGACCACCATAACCACTATAAAGTCCCGCTCCCATACCACCACATAATCCAGCAGCGACTCCGCTTCCAGAAGAACCGCTAATATCTTCTTCTTTTGCGAGTTTATCAGCTGCTATTTGAGCAGCGTAACCAGCACTAACTGACGCAGCAATACCTAACGCTGGATTACCAGTAGCAGCAGTAGCAAGCATACCAGCAAGTGTTCCTACCGTAACTGGAATACCTCGTTTTACCAAGATTTCAGCAACATCTAATCCAATCATTTTTAAATGTGCTTTCGCTTCTGCTGGGACGTTTTTCATTTTAGAAATTGCTTGATTAACTTTGGATTGAATATCATCTGCTTTATCTAAAACTCTATCAACTTTATCAACTCCTTTATCAACTCCTGATTTAATTTGTTTTCCAATACGCTTAAATGTTCTGGAAATACCTTTACCTGCTTGTAATGGTTCAGGCAGGTCATCAGTATTACCATTTATTAGTTGTCTGTGTTGTGATTCTGTTTGAGGCAATAAGTAATTAAATTCGCTCATTATAATATTTGAAGATATTTTATTATTTTCATTATTTTTTAATTTTCCTCCTTTTAATAAAACATTTGCTGATGCCCCAATATCAGTTAATTTTTTTGATATTTTAGCAAGAGTTTTGTTCCCTTTAAATAGAACCTCTGTATTTTGCTTAACCCACGATTTATTAGTTTCATTTAACAAACCATTAGCATCTAAAACATTCATTAAGAAAACTTGACAATTGTTATTTACAGCGTTATAATCTAAAAATTTAGTTTTACCCATTTGAGTTTTAGTTTTATCAATTAAATCAAAAACGCTAATTTGTTTCCCATCTAACGGACAATCTAAAATTTCAAGCCCTTCTGGATTATCAATTGATTTTGTTACATTTACACGTTCAATTTTTTCTAATAAGAATTTTGTATTTGATGTTTGAACTAACATCGCTAAATGGAACAATTTATCATAAGGTTGCCTATCCAACTTTTTTTTAAAACTACCAAGTGAGACTGCGTTCATAGCACCAGTAATTAAACTTGACACTGGATTACGTCTTAATGTAATTGAAGTAATAATTTCTTCACCATTATTTTTCATTATTTCTTTTACACTTGGGGGCATCCATTTGTCTGGTTGTAATACCTTTTCAATAAGTTTTCCAAGTTTTTTAGTTTTTTTTATAACTTTTTTAACAACAGATTTTACACCTTTTTCAATATTATTAACTATACCTTCACCTTGGACAATATCATTTTCATTTTCATAATTTTGTGTTTCCATATTATTTGGTTTATATGTTCCTTTTTTAATTGCTTTTTGTTTTAAACGTTCAGCTGTTAAAGATTGGTATAATTTTTTAGAAGCATCACGTTTTTGCTGTGCTTGTGCTAATTTTGCTTCATCTTCTGTCGCATATTTTAATCGTCTTCCACGTTTTTTTTGTGTTCTAATTTGCGGTTCTGCTGGTTCTGGTTCTGCTGGTTCTGGTTCTGCTGGTTCTGGTTCTGGTTGGATAGTTTTTTTTGGTCGTTTTGTTCCTGGTTTAACATCTAATTTAAGTATTTGAGGTTCCTCCTTAACAGATTTAAAAAATTCTATTAATTTTAATTTATCTTTTTTGCTAAACTCGCTTAACTTTGGTGGTGGATTTATTCCATTAGAATCCTCTAAATGTAATTCATCATCATTAACACGCAAAACTTTAATCGATTTTTTCTTTTTTCTGGTTGATAAATTTCTTGAACCAGTAGTTGGAACAAATAATTTAAATTTACGTTGCCCATCTTTTAATTTTTTAGAAATGATTTGCGTTATAAAGTATTCTGGAATTTTTAATACTTTTTCATTTAATATCGGTAATAAAACTGGTGTATGTTTATCATTACTATTGAATTTATCTGCTGCTAATCCTGATGCTTCCATTATAAATTATGAAAATATTTTATAATTAATTTCATAATTTTATTTATTTTGTTCAAGCAACGCTACCTTTGGTTCTAAAAATTTAATATGTTTTTTTGATTTCTCGTGTCTGGATTGATGATGTTTAGTTAATTTAGCACCGCAACAACAAGTAATTATTTTGTCTTTATATTCTTTTCGAGTTCTTGATGGAACTTGCGAATTTAAAGTAGCATTATAAAATTCTAACCAATGCCGTTCACGCTTTGCTTGGTCTGGTTTATCTATGGCGTTATATCTTTCAATCTCTAACATAGAAAAATTTTCCCAATTTCCATTACTCCTTATGAAATTATATACATTAAAATTATATTTTTTACTTGTTTCATTATTACAATAATGTTTATGATTTTGTTTTCGTGATTTAACATCAGTGGTGCTCCCAACATAACACTCCTTAATTTCAGGATTTTTACAAACGATTCTATAAATAATTGTTTTAGAATAATCGACTGGTTTTTTAGGCATACTACTTTATACTACTTTATAATCTTTAAGTCATTTTGTAATAGTATTTACATCGGCAATCCCAGCAGCAACATTTTCATTATCTGGTTTGAATGTAAATCCAACATCTGCTACTGTGTGAGGGCGAGTGTCATTTGGCGATTTAAAAAACATTTTTAAAACATATTCATTAAATTTAAAATCTCTTTCAACATTTAAATCGTAAAATAAACTGGTAAAATGCTCGCAATCTTCATAAAGGTCACCTGACCGCTGTTTCCAACTATTAATAAAATGTAAAAACGCAAGGCAATACCAACCACAAGCATCGTTCATTAAAGATTGGATATCTTTGGTATTATGTGGAATTTCTTTAACATTACAAAATTTTAATACTTCTTCTGGGGCAACTACACCATATGAATCGAAATAAATAACTTTATGGTCTCCATTTGGATATTTGTTGTATTGAAAACAAGTGTAATGCGAACCATCATTGCGATTACCATCTTCATCATATTCATCTTCTAAATTAATAATATAAGATTTATTAAATTTTAGTTTCATATCTTTTAATTGACATTTAAAAAAAACACCCTCCAAAGGTATATCCATTCGTTTTGCTAAATCTGTAATTTGAAAATTGGTAAGCATTCTATATTTAATTAAGATATTATTTTTAAATTTAAACAGACGCAGTTATTTCTAAATTATTTAAAATATTTGAATATATTATTATGAATGAACTATTTATATTTTTAAGTATTTTTATTCCGCCTGTTTTTGGTAGCATACTACTTTATGTTTATAAAAGTAAATGTAGTAATGTAAAATTGTGTTATGGATTAATTGAAGTTAAAAGAGATGTCCGTGGTGAGGAGATTGTTGATGTAAATAGTCAAAATAATAATTTAGATATTATTAATTCAGT